AAAGAAAAATCAGATTCTGAAAACATTGACAGAATTGCTATCCTATATAAAAATTTTGGTATGCCAGTCATTAAGGAAATGGTATATGTAGCTAATCAAATTAAAAAATTGGATATGAAAATTCAAACACTTGAACTTAAGTTGGAAAAATATAAAAAAGAAAAAACAGAATTGGAAAATGGAAGTTTTAAAATTTATATCAATAAAGGAGACAAATAATGCCCGAACAAATCAATGAATATATTGTGATGTTTATCAATGTTGTTGGATGTGCAACAATTGGATGGTATATAGTAAAATTTGGAATGTCTCTTATTTTTAATACTATTGATAAGTTGAGCAAAAATCAACAGAAAGAAGAAAATACTGAGGATTTTTAAAAATAGGTATTGGGGATAAGAATGATAAATGAAAATAATGTAAGTATAATTATTTTTTTTATTGTCTTTAACATTCTATCTTATTTTGCAGGACATAAAGATGGGCAAAATGATGATTATTTTTTAGGCGCAATGTCTTTGTCAATTATATTGCTTATGGGTCTTGGTGCTTGTGCATATCATTCATATTTAGGATATTTAAAATGAAAACGCTTGATGAAACAATCCTTGGTATGACAAAACTTGTGTTGAGCGGAAAAACAGATGATATTACAGAAGTTATCAGGTCAGCCACTCATTATTTAAAAGAATATAAAGATTTTAAAGATGAAATTATCTCTGAATATGTAGTTTTAAAACAATTATATACAGAACAAAAAAATAAATTTTCAAAACCTATTGACAAAGAAAAATAAATATGATAAAATAAATCATGTAAGTAAAAACTTACAATATTAACCAAAATCTATGAAGAAGAAATCAATTATAAAAGAAAGGTTTTATAATGGCAACAAACACTCTCTCCATTTTTGTGTCAATCTTATTCTTCTTCATAGATTTTTTTAATGAGGTGTTATGCAACCTGTAATTAAATGGACTGGTTCAAAAAGAACTCAAGCAAAACAAATTGTTTCTTTCATGCCAAAAGATTATAATGTATATTATGAGCCTTTTATTGGTGGTGGTTCCGTTTTATATGAGGTAAATCCAAAACAAGGAGTTTGTTCAGATATATGTGAGCCATTGATTGAATTGTGGAATATGATTAAATTTTTTCCAATTGAATTATATGAGACATATAAAAATGATTGGAATCTTTTCTTTTATGATGAAAATTATTATTATGAAGTAAGAAAAAGATTCAATAAAAATCCAAATCCAAATGATTTTATTTTTCTTACTAGAACTTGTGTAAATGGTAAAATCAGGTTCAATAAAAAAGGTGAATTTAATTCTGCTGTTCATCACAAAAGAAATGGTATTAATCCAGAAACATTAAAGCAAATATTACTTGATTGGTCTGATAGAATTAAAAATACTTCTTTTTTATTTGGTGATTATAAAGATATACTTTCATATGTAGAACCAGATGATTTTGTTTATCTTGACCCTCCATATTTTCATACAGTTGGAATGTATTATGGTGGTATTGATTATGATGAGTTTATTGATTTTTTGAGAGAATTGAATAAACTTAATGTTAAATACATTCTTTCATATGATGGAATAAGAGGCACTGATGACAAACGAGTTGATTTACCAAGTGATATTTATAAACAGCACAAACTATTATTGAGTGGAGACTCAACTTTCAGTAAAATGAAAGGCGAAAAGAAAACGGTTTATGAATCAATTTATATGAATTATTAGGAGGTATAATGAGTCTTAAAATATTATTTATGCATTAATTTTAGTATTACCATCTTATTATCTTGGGAAATGTGATAATGAAGATGGGCGTTATAGTGGACTGACTTTTATAATAACCTGTATTGTTACCTTAGGATTTATAAGTATTATTATAAAATAATTATGAATAAATATATAAAATATAAAGCCCTTTACATTAAAGATTGTCCATTCTGCGGTGGTGAAAGTACATTATATCAAGATGCTTGTAATTATTTAGTGGCTTGTAATAAATGTGGTGTTGAAACAATTTGGTGTGATACAATAGAACAAGCAATAGAAATATGGAATAGAAGATTTGACCTTGAAACAAAAGTAGAAAAAATAGAAATGAAAAACCCGAATAATAAAGTATATAGATGTTTAAATTGTGGACAGTATATGCATGAAACTAGTTGGGGTAGTATAGTGAAATATTGTACTTTTTGTGGCATGAAAATAGATTGGAGCAACATTAAAGATGAATAAAACAACCATTGATTATCTAATAGAGGCACAAGATTATATAACATCAATGTCTAATCCAAATGATAGAACAGAATATCAAATATTAAAAGAAATTGATATTCTCATACAAAAAGCAATAAACCATCTTGAGAAAACATTAGAACCAAAAAAGGGAAAATGGATAGAAATAGGTGGATATTTTACTCCGGGTGGTGATCCTGTTTGGATGTGCTCAGAATGCGGTAAAGGAATTCATGTTTATGGAATAGAAGCAAATAGTTATAACAGCGATATTACAGATAATCATCAGTGGATTGCATGTCCTAATTGTGGTGCAGATATGAAAGGTGAGCAATGACAAAGGATGATATTAACTGGTTAGTAAATCTTATAGAAGATAGAAAAAAATTTGTTAATGCATGTCTGATGTGCTCTGAATGTGATATTTTTGAAAAGTGCCAAAAGGAACACCGAAATTATTGCGAAAAGGAATGGGTGAACAATGAAACCAAAAATACCCTTGATTTATTTTAGAAGTGATATATAATTGATATATAAATAAAAAGGAGATAAAAATGATTGAATATATTGTGAATAAGGAAAAGCGTACTGTTGTTGCTATGATTGAATTTGGTAATCGGGAAGAAACCTTTAAACATAGTTCTTATATTTATGATGATATTATTTGGGCTTTAACCCGCATCAAAAGAAGTGAGTCTTATAATAAAACTAAGAAATTTAAATATAATTATGAGAAAATGTTTTTTCCGAAAACAATGTCAGCAAAAGCTAAATGTAATCCTGAAGATGAATGGGATGAAGAATATGGTAAACAGCTCGCCCGACAACGTTTGGTAGAAAAAATTAAAAAATATCGTAGTAATAGTTATGAAATTATTGATGATTTGATTGAAGAAATGAGAGAAGCAATTTCAATCAAAAAATAAAGAGGAATAAAGGACAACATCATGAAAGAGAACAATGAAAACGACTTAATTAGCAGACGGGCATTATATGATAAATGTGTTAAATTAGAACAAGAGGCATTAAAGATGACACAAACTGTTGATGATGAAATTGAAAAAATGATATGGAATGCTATTCTTACTGAAAGGTCGGCTTTTAAATTCTCTGTTATGGATGCTCCAGCTTCTTTAAGCAATCTATCCGCAGAACAAGAAAGAAAAACTGGGCATTGGATAGATACTGATAATTATTATCAAAGATGGAAATGTTCTGAGTGTGGATACCATACAAGAGATGCCGAACCGAACTATTGCCCGGACTGTGGGGCGAAGATGGAGTAAGTGATGAGTGTTTTGATTGATATTCCACAGGTGGCATATAGAACGATAGTGCTGGAGTATGTCGTCAAAGACAAAGACGGGAAAAGAGACTGGCTTGCGGAACGTGAAGCCGAAGAGAATTTGAAAAATAGTCTGTCGGATATGCGGTATTGTGTCGATAACGACCATGTGAGGTAACGAAGATGAGATTGATTGATGCAGATGCAATAGCAATTAAATGTCCTGAAGTTAATGAAATGGATTGTATTTATGTTGATTTGTCAAAATTTGATAATCAGTATCATGTATTGCAAGATGATAATAGATTGATACCGAAAGAACCAGTTTTCAAGACAGGGTATTCACTTATACACGTAGTAAACCAACCGTATAAATGGAGAAAAGTTGCATGGGCGGAATGGTGCTGTCCTAATTGTGGATGGTTTGTTGATGAGCAATATGTACCGAGAAGACATAATCTACAGAAATCGAATTACTGTTCACGATGCGGACAAGCGATTGATTGGAACGCTGTTGGACTGAGAGATGTCGAAATGACTTGTATGCGGAGTGGAGCTGAATGGAGTGACCATGAGTGATTTGATTGACAGAGATGCTCTGAAGAAAGCCATCGGAAAAGTATATGGTTGTGATTGGGACTATGTTGAAAAATACTTCCATATTGCAGAAGCCGTGAACAGTTTGCCATCCGCAGAGATAGATAATGAAGTGTATTTGTGTGACTTTTGTAAATATGATTACCCAGAGTGTCCAACAAAATGTTCTGATGTCATTTTCGGGAACGGCATGGGACATAATAATGTTTGTGCTTGTGCAAAATTTGAAATAAAGCCAGAGCGGACGGCAAAGGTGAAAAGCAAGAACTATTATGGCACAACAACTAATACTGTTGGCTATTTCACATGCGTCGGAAAATGTGGAAATTGCGACTGCGAAGTTAATGAACATTACGTCTACTGCCCGATATGTGGCGCCAGATTGGAGTGGAAATGAGCGACCTTATCAGACGAGAAGATGTACTCGCACTTTTAGACTCTATATATACCGAAATCGAGAATCACTTCCCATCCGCAGAGTCAGAACAGAAGAAAGGAAAGTGGCAACGCCGAAAAGGTTCTGACTGTTGGGAATGTTCTAAGTGTCATGCGGTTTTAGAAAGTGATGATATTGTAAGACATAATTTCTATTACTGCTATCACTGCGGAGCAGACATGATGAATGAAGACGGATATATGAAATTGGAAGGAACTGAACATGAATGACCTTATCAAAAGACAGGATGCGATTGATGCGCTGAAAAAAATAATGTTTACACATTTATTTGAGTGCGGTGAATATATTGGTGAAGATAGCAGAGAATTTAGTATTATGAATGCTAAAAAAGCGTTAGACATAATTAAAAACCTTCCATCCGAAGAATTGGAGCGGAAGAATGGTAGGTGGATATATCTGAATGAATGTGCAAACGCTGGATACTATTGTGACCAATGCAATAAGAGAGTGGTCAAAGACGGGTGGAGCAAGACAGTTAAGAAGATTAATTTTTGCCCAAACTGCGGTGCAGAGATGAGAGAAGAACATGAAGATATTCCAATGGAGTATTTTGAAAACGGAGGAATATAAAAAATGAAATGTAATAAATGTAAATATTATGATAAAGATGGTAAA